CTGCCAGCTAAAAAAAAGGGGTCTCGAAAGACCCCTTTTAGATTCGAATGAAATTCGAACTACTTAGAATTAAAGAATGTTAGTTACTTTAATTTTTCTGTAGTATTGGTTAGTTCCATCGGAAGCAAGACCGTTAGCAGGTGTAGCACCTACGAATGGATTTGAAACCATTCCGTATCTTGTTTTGAAACCGATTTTTGGTTGGAAACTGTTCTCGCCAACTGCTCTCACCATTTGAAGTGGAACATATGGGCAATAGAACATACCAGCGTCATAAGGATTAGATCCTCTGTAACCAACTGTCATGTAGTCAGCGCCTGCATAAGGGTCAACATACACTTTAACTCGGCCGTTAAGAACACCAGCAAAAGTATTGCCTGTGTCATCAACATTCAAGTTAGTTGATAGTGCTGGAGCGTAATCTAATACGCCTGCCATTGAAAGAGCAGATGCAACATCACTTGAGCAAAGGATAAAGTTACCTTTTCCACGCCTAGTTTCTTTTGCAATTGTGTTTGATTCTCTTTCGATTTGGAACAATAAACCTTTGAACTTCTCAACTGACCATCTTCCGTTAGCGTCAACATCTAAGTTGAAAGTACCAGCAACAGCTGTGCCAGCGGCACCAGTTTTTGCTTGGTTGTTTACTTCTCTTACAACTTCTCTGTTAATCTCTGCAAGTATTTCACTTGAAAGAATGTTTGCTAACTCTGATTCAGCGTCAAGACCGTGGATTGCTTTAAGGTCTTGTGCAAGTTCTAGAGTGTATTCTGCTTTTAATGCTCTGGATACAGCAGTCACAGTTGATTTCTCAATAGTGAATGACATTTCAGCAAATGCGTTAGCGGCCGCATCGCCTAGTGCTTCTGATGTAGCTGTGCTCATACCAGTTGTAGTTGCGTTTTCATACGCACTTGAACTGGCAAATGGATCACCCTCTGGATCAGCATCAACACCAGCGTTGTCTGTATTAGCTGCGGCTGAATGAGCAGTTCTCGGCTCATTAACACCCATAGCTTCAGAATTTGCTAATCTTGTACCTGAAGGGTAATCTTGGTATCTTGCTTTCATAGCGAAGATAAGTCCTGTAGGACCAGTCATTGGTTGAACACCACAAATGTCGTAAGCAACGAGATTCGGCATAGCTCTTCGAACTAGTGAAATTAGGATAGGATCCCAATTACTAATTCCAGTGCCAGTAGCATTTAAAGGTGCTGCCTCCGCAAGAGTTGCTCTGTCTTCTGCAAGAGCTTTTTCTTGGTTTTCAAGGATTACAGCAGTGACGGCTCTTTTGTAGTTGTCTTCGATTCTTGGCAAATCGGAGTGCTCTAGAATAGGGCTCCACTTTTCTTGTAAATTTTCTGATAAAAACATTTCTATTTCCTTTAAATTTAACCTAATGGTTATTGTTTAATATTAAACTTAACCTAATGGTTGTAGTTTACTAATTGCAGTTGAATACTGAGTCATAGTAGGATCGATTACTCTCTCTTCCGAATTGGATGAGAAGTCACCAGACCCTTCTTCGACTTTAGTATCCTCTGCGATGTTTTCGTCTGTTGGAAAGTAAGCCTTCTTAAGTTCGTCAACTTTATCACTAAAGTCTTCAGCACTTGTAAAGTCTACACCTTCCGCAAGGGAAACCATCTTCTCTGTTTGTGATTCAGTTAGGTCATTACATGCCTCTCTAATCACATTGCCTCTTTTGAGCTGGTCGTTCTCTGCAACAACATCCATATTTTTAGATACTTCGCTGTCTAGTTTCTCTTCCATATCATCAAGACGATTTGCGAGTTCGTCAATAACATTGTACTTATCTTCTGGAACTTCAACATAATGTTCTACGAACAATGTTTTCAATCCATCAATAAAGTTATCCGTCATTTCTGACCTCAAACCTCTTTCTATAGCAAGTTCGTTTTCTTTCGTCCACTCTTCTGCACAATAGGATAGATACTTGTCAACTGCTTCCGAAAGGTCGCCTTTAACTTTATCTATTGAGGTTTTTAAATTCTCTTCATAAGTTGATTCTAATTCTTCTTTGATTTCAGCAATTTTTGAAGTGACTGCAGCCTTAAAGATAACTCTTGCCTTTTCAGAATTTTCGTCTGAAAGTTCAAGTGCTTCTGAGATTTTTTCTAGGTCGTCTTCTATTTCAATCTCAACTAACTTAGAATCGATTTCTTTAGACTCTTTGACATCTTCGTCATCTTCGTCTTCATCTTCATCTTCGTCATCCTCTTCGTCTTCGTCTTCTTCTTTAACTGCTTCCACAATTTTAGAATATGTTTCCGCAACTGTTTCTTCGTCTGAACTCTTTAAGAATTCAACGATGTTTCTTGCGATTTCTGCTTTAGTCAAGGATTCGTCAACCTTCTCTGAGTCTTCATCATCATCTTCATCATCCTTTTTCTTCATTTCTGAATACATAGTCTGTAAATCTGATTTACTCATATCCTTCATAGCGTTGACCATAGCCTTGATATTCTGCATTTTAGTTGGAGCGTCTTCTGAGATAGCTTTACCACTATCAGTTTCTTCACCTTCTTTAACTGCTTTCAACTTAGGTTGCTTCTCTTTTGCAGAGGCGCCTTTCTGTTGGGCATCGCCCTTAACTTCTTTGGTTCCTTTTTCTGCACTTTTAATTGAAGCAACTGCTTTGTCAACAGGATTTTCTTCTGGTTTGACGACCTCACCTTTACCACTTTCAATTTTAGCGGCATCAGATGAACCTTGCTTAACAGGTTTTGAGTCACCTTTTTGAGCTTTAGAATCTGGCTGAAGTGCCTCTTCTATTGCCCTTTCTAGGTTTTTTTCTAAATCTGCCATTTGTTTCTCCTGTTTGAGTTTTAGCTTAACTCTTTTATTTATATATTATAGGTTCTCTACGAACTTCTTCCATAGATTTAATTTGGTTTCTTCAAGTTTATTAAGCCTTGCAGATTTTAAATCTTTCTGCATTTGTTCGGCGTCTTGTGCTTTAAGAATACCAGATTCATAGACCCACTCTACTCCTTCCATGATGCCTTCTACGAAAGCCTCTGGAGCACTAGGGTCTGCAACGATGTCAGCGGCAGTTGCCAACTGAAAATCGTCTTTAACATATTGAGCACCGCCTCGTTGTTCAAGTGACCCCAAGCCACGAGATGATACTCCTAGTTTTGCACCGTCATTAATCAGATTTCTTACAATCTGACCGTTTGGTGTTGATAAAATCTTTGCTCTCCCCACGAAATTATTACCATCTTCTTTTAAAGATGTAATCATGTGAGAGACTTTGTCTAAATTGATTGTCGGCCCTTCGGGATGTCCTAACTCCCCAAATGCCCTAGATTTCTTGACAAACTCTTTTACATATCGGGTTACTTCTTTTGCCATAATCGCTTTAGGGTATACACGACCATTTCTGTTTTTGATTTCTGCCTGCATGAACACTCCTTCTATGAAGTATTCTTTTTCACCCTTTTCGTTTGCTTCAACGATGACTGGTGAAATTTGATAATCACTAAATTCTGATATTAATTTCATGTGTTTGTCTCCTGTATGACATCTAATATTTCTTCTTTTGAGATGTTTTCTTCACCCATTTGTTTAATCACATTCTTAATATTTTTCATCTCTTTCTCGGCTTCTTTCATGTTTTTGTATGGGTCTCCCATAGAAACTCCATCTATATAGACATGAACCTTTCCTCGTTTATCTTCGCCAAATCTAACATCCAGCGTTTTACCGCCCACTTTCTCAGTAGACTTTTTAACTTCTTTCTGGTCACGAGGAAATTTAAACTTCGCCTCATTCAGAATTGCTGTTATCTGTTTCCAAGTTTTCGCCATTATTCCAATCTACTGACATTTCGACTCTTTTCATATCGACAGCGTCAGCAGCCTTTTGTTTGATGCCTTGATTTATATTATCTTTCGCATCGCTTAATTTACCAGCTTCTATCTGGTCCACTATTTTCTTACTAATTTCTGACATTAGAATTCATCTCCTTCTTCATTATCACTATGTCCCTCAGAATCCATTTCGCCTTGTATTCTAACAATATCATCTTCTGAGAAACGAAGTATATATTTTCTGATATACTCATCAGAAAAATACTTACCAACAAACGATTCTGCCTGTGAAAGAGTATCTATTCTCTCTCTGAAAATCTCTCCCTCTTTCAATTCTTGGAAGTGATTATCTGTTGCAAAATCATAATACATAAAATCTTTAAATGAATCGAACTCTTCTCCTGAGACCATGTTCTTAAGAATCATTTGAGTTCTTAACAAGTCTGTAAAGAGTCTAGCAAACTTAGTCTGCAATCTCTTAGTGAACTTATTAAACTTAAGTTCATCTCTAGATATCTCAGATGCCCTACCCATATTGAAACCATTATCAGCTTCAAGCCTTGAGATAGGCACATTTAGAGAACGATACAACTTCTTCTTGAAGTATTCTACATCTTCTATCTCTGCAAGATTCTGACCACCTGGTAGAGTTGTAATCTCTGTTCCTCGACCACCTTCTCTTCTAGGTAACCAAAAATCTTCTAGCATAGACATGTGGCGTCTATCATCCTTGATTTCGCCTGTATCTGCATTATAAACAAGTTTATTTCTATACTTGTTCATAGTATCTGCAAGATACTGTTCTGCCTTTGCCTTTGGAAGGTTTCCTACATCAATGTAGAAAATTCTTCTTTCTGGTGCCCTTGATATCCTATAGATAACAAGTGCATCTTCCATCATTGATAACTGGTTCGCAGTTTTCAATGCCTTGTGTAAATAACCTATGACTACATTCTTAGTGTAATCTAACATACCAGAAGTTGTATAACTTACCGCCTCTGGTGCGATTTTTACTGTTGTGCCTTCATTGGCACTAGTTTTATCAAAACCCATGTCGTTGAAGATATAAAATTCTTCAACATTCTTTATTATATCAATCTTGGTTTTAGCGTCTTTCTCTTTCTCAACATTTCTAACCTTCTTGATTTTCAAGGGATCAATGTTTCTAATATCAACAATACCTTGTTGTGGTCTTTTACTGTCAACGACTTTATGGAAATAAATCCTGCCGTCAACATACCACTTCCGGAATAGTTCATGTGAATTTTGATGAAATTTCATTAAGGAGAGAATCCCCTTAAACTCGTCATGCATCTTAGTTTTGATGCTGTCCGATAATTCTACATCTCTTAAGTCCAATGAAACTATTCTATCTTGGGTATCTGAAACTATACATTCATTTACTATATCTTCGATAGCAATATCACATTCTGGAACTAGAGATGTCTCTCGGTATCTTCTAATGAGTGCGACCTCATTCTTGATACCACCTTCCATATCGATATAAGAACCATATGCTCCACCCGATATGAATCCGCCTGGCGATTGTTGGATAACAGGTGTTCCATCATCCTCGACAGGTGGGACAAATGAAGCCACTGACTTCTTTGTCACATCTTTTACTCTTAACTCGTCTTTCTTACGAGCGATTTCAAACCCAAAAATTTCCATACTAATATTTATAACACCCTAAAGGGGCGTTAATCAAAAAATTAAAGGACTCTTTCCCAATGAGAATACTGAAATTCAACATCAAAGGTCTCCAATGCATCGACTGTCTCGTATGATAAGTCAATGGCCCCTATTGAGGTTGGAAACATGTTAAAGAATTCGTATCTCGCAAGAACTGAGTCGTCTTTATTTAATTGTTCTACAAATGCTCTGTCTACTAAGTAGTCTAATGAAGTCATTCCTTCACCACTGTCTAGTTCTTGGATGTCTGTTTGCCAAGCTTCTAAACTAGTTCTAGATGAAAATTCTACATCATTAATAATCGTTACAGTCCAAGGTTCGAATGTTCTGTCTCCTGCGAGTTTCAGAATGTGTCCTCTAAACTGTTGTTCAACAACACCTAGTGTAGCTGCAGGAATTTGTGCAGATTGACATAAAAATTCAATCTTACTACCTGTTCTAGGTATAAAAACTCTAAAACGGTTTGCTCTAGGCCCACCGCCGAGTAATTGTGCTTTAAATTGGTCTATACTTGCCATTTACTTATACTCCTTAAACTGCGCCGTAAATTTCTTCAAACTCTACACCACTCTTAGCGGCGACAAAGTTTAAAGTTATGTAGTTAATTGATTTAGTTGGTTTCAAGAATATTGAACAAACGAATTCGTTTCTATCTTGAACAGCATCTGTGTTGTTTGTTTCGTCACAAACTACAGAAAAGTCTACTAAACCTCTCCTGTTTTTTACATCTCTTAGGAAAGGTTCTACCGAAGCCCTAAATTGTGCCCTTGTAAATGAATCGTTAAATTCAAACAATTGCGCCTTAGCGGCAGTTGATATTGCTTTCTCTAATACTATGAATAATCTTCTTACATTGATTCTATCAAATGCAGAAGGCGAACTTAATGCAGTCTTGTCACCAAATAGCACTGTTCCTTGTCCAGGAAATGTGACCATTGGGTTAATTCTTGCACGATACAAGTCATCTCTTGATGCCTGTTTTGGATTAAACGCAAGTTTGGTAATACCCATGTATTGTCCTCTTGAGAATCCAGCAGGTGAATACCATGGGTCTTGCAGTAAGTCTGCTCTTGCCATGATGCCTGCGGTGTGTCCATTGCCTGGAATCCAACAGTATTTGTCGTTGTATCTTTCGTATTGGTATACCCAACCACTATCTAGAACTGCATAAGAACTAGAAGTTACTGATGAGTAGTCTGCTTTAACATTAGTTGATTGCGTTGACTCAGAAGAGACATTCACTACTGAAGCCCTTCTAGGTGATGCAACTACTAAACAATCTTTTC